AAGATTTATTTTCGGCAGAGTAAAACTTCCAAAATTAAATGTTGAATCTGTTGTTCAATTAAAAGAAACTTTTGAAGCTACTGCTGACGCATCAAACAAAATTGTTGAAACAAATACTCAAGCTGGTTTGATATTCGATGAAAACACAAAAAAAGCTGGATCATTTAAACAAGCAATAAATAATGCAACCAGTGAAGCAGATAAGTTAAAAGACAAATTTATGGAGATAGGTCAAGGAATAGAACAAGGTATTGTCTCAGGTCTTACTGACGCGGTGATGGGAACAAAAACATTAGCTCAAGCTGCTATTGGTGTATTAAATGATTTAAAAAGAAAACTTGTCGAGGTTGCAATGCAACGTGCAGTTTCTGGTATTGGTAATTTCTTAGGAAATGCGTTAGGTGGATTATTTGGTGGTGGAGGAGGAGGTCTTGTTGGTAATAAAGCATCAAGTTTTTTAGGTGGTGCTAATCCTATTGCTGGAATGTTTGCTAATGGAGGTAATCCACCAGTTGGAAGAGCTTCAATCGTGGGCGAAAAAGGCCCAGAGCTTTTTGTTCCTCGTTCTGCTGGTACTATTATTCCTAATAATGCAATGGGTGGTGGTGTTACAAATGTAGTGACTGTAAACGTAGATGCAAAAGGTTCATCTGTTGCTGGTAATGGTTCTGGGGCTGATGCACTAGGGCAATTGATAGGTGGTATAGTTCAACAAACACTTGTTAAAGAACAAAGGGCTGGAGGTTTATTAAATAGATAATGGCAACCTTTCCTTCGATCACTCCCACTTATGGGATGAGAAAAACAAGCTCACCAAAAGTAAGAACAACTCAGCTAGGAGATGGCTATGAATTTAGGACTTTGTATGGCCTTCCTTTATCTCAAGATCCAAAAGTATATGATCTTACTTTTAACGTGTCTGAGACTGAATCAGATGTAATAGAAGGGTTTTTGAGAAGTAGAGTAAACGATCAGGCAAGTTTTACATTTACCCCACCAGCCGAAGGGTTCACAAAAACAGGAACTTATAGCCAAAGCACTACCACTGTGACTATAACGATCACACAGCATGGGGTTGCCATTGGTGATGTTTTAACTATTGACTACACTTCTGGCTCTGCAACTGATGGTGATTTTGTTGTTGCTTCTGTCACAAACGATAATATATTTACAGTAACGGCTGCTGATAGTGCAACCAACAGTGGCAATGTATCAATCACACTTTCTGGGGCTGGTAAATATGTCTGTGATTCTTGGACAAAAACAATACCTTATAACAATAGAGCAATAATAAATACTACTTTTAGAGAGGTATTTGAACCATAAATGTCAAATCCTACTTCTCAATTACAAGAACTAACCAACAAATCTATTATTGAGTTGTTTTCTGTTGAACTAAAACCTGATATACATTATACAAAGTCTGCAAAAACAGCTACCTACAGTCAGTCAACCACAACAATTACTATCACACTAAACTCTCATGGGTTTTCTACTGGCCTTGTTTTAAGCCTTGATTTTACTACTGGGAATGGGATTGATGGGATCTATACAATACAAACAGTTGCTACAAACACCTTTACAGTCACAGGAACAACTTCACAGTCCACAAGTGGCAATGTGTCCTTCAATGTAAATGCAACCATAACAAATCCTACGGTTCATCTTTTTCATGCTGGTAATAATATGAAAGATAGTACTGATCTTGTATGGCAATCAAATACTTACACTAGGATGCCTTGCAGAGCAGATGGTTTTAAATATTCTGGAAAAGGTTTACTGCCAAGACCTACTTTAACTTTTTCTAATTTATTAGGTTCTGTTACTTCTATAATTTTGTTAGCAAATCAAACAACAGCTTTTTGTGATTTACAGAGTGCAAAGGTAACAAGAAGAAGAACCCTTGCAAGATTTCTTGATGGTGTTAATTTTCCCTCTGATGTAAACCCTTATGGAACTCCTGACCCTTCAGTAGAAATGCCGAGAGAAGTTTATTTTATTGATAAAAAAACAACAGAAAATAGGACTATTGTAGAATTTGAAATGGTAAGTAGTTTTGATTTGTTTGGCATTGGTGCGCCAAAAAAACTTGTCACAAGAGATGACTTTAAAGGTGTTGGAACTTTTGTTAACTTTTAGATATGACTTGGAAAGAATCTTTCAAAACATACGCACAAGAACAAACACCAAATGAAGCGTGTGGGTTGCTTGCAATAATAGATGGCAAAGAAACCTTTTGGCCTTGTAAAAATTTAGCTGAAGGCAAACATGAATTTTTTATGCTTGACCCTGATGATTGGGTAGAGTGTGAAGATACAGGAGAAGTTATTGGTGTAATTCATAGTCATCCTGTAGGAGCAGCAATAGCTTCAGAGGCAGATAAAGCATCTTGTGAACACATAGGCTTTCCATATTATATTTACAGTATTAATCAAGATCACTGGACTTGTCTTGAACCTTCAGGCTGGAAGGCTCCTTCATTAATTGGTCGAAGGTTTATCTGGGGTAAATATGATTGCTGGTCTATTGTTACGGATTGGTTAAAAGAAAATAAAAATATAGATATTAAATATTGGCCTAGACCTAAAACATTAAATGATTTTGCAAACAATCCATATTTTGACAAAGTTCTTACAGAATCAAATTTTGTAAAACAACAAACAAATGAAAATTTAAGAGAAGGTGATGTTTTGTTATTTGTTGGTGCAAAACAAAAACTTAGTCATGTCGCTGTTTATATCGGTGATATGATGATATTAAATCATAATTTTAAAGCTTTAAGTTGTAGACAACAACTAAATCTAAATTATCAAAAAGCATTAAAAGGGGTTTATAGATATGCAGCTTAGAACAATAAAAGTATATGGCAATCTTAGAAAATTTTTAGGAAAATCAACATTTGAAGCGGCTGTAAATTCACCGCAGCAAGCATATAGTTTTTTGAAAGCTAATTTTGAAGGTATTGAAAAACATATGAACAATCAGCTTTATAAAGTAAAGATGGGAGGTCGTGTTATAACTCAAGACTTTGTATCTTCCACAGGTCAAGGTGAGATTCAAATCATTCCTGTAGCTGTCGGATCAGATTTTGTATTTGACTTTTTTGAAGACGCTTTTAACTTTGTGGCTAGTAATATAATTCCATTAGTTACAGCCTTTGTTACAGGTGGTACAAGCCTTTTACTTACTACAGCCGCATTAACGCTTGCTACTGATTTATTAACACCTGATCTGCCTACAAATAATGTTTCTTCTGTTGGTGATACCGATCCTAGTATTAGGGGATCATATAGTTTTAGTGGAATCCAGAACGTCAGTTCTAGTGGTGTTCCAATACCAATATTATATGGATATGTTTATAGCGGATCAATTTTGATAAGCTCTGGGGTTGATAATTCACAATTAGTTGCGATCATAAATGATACAGGCACTTACTCTCAATCTGGAAATAGACTTACTGTATATCTAAATAACCATAGTTTTCGTAATGGTGAAAGCGTTGGTATAGATTTTATAAGTGGGCCTTTATCTGGTCATCCAACTTTAGATATAGGATTTGGTAAATTTCTTGTTGAGAATGTTACAACTAACACTTTTGAATCTCCATTAGGTATGTGGAGTAGTCAATCATATGGAAATTCTGATGGTAATGTTGTTAAAGTCCTAAATAGAGTCACATATTAATTATGCCTAGATTAGTAGATGATCAATTATTTGGTAGAGATGGCAGAATTTTAGACCCTGATTTAGTCGAGGGTGGTTTAAGAAGTAAATCTTTCGCAACAGTCGTGGATTTATTGGGCTACGGAGAAATATCAGGCTTTAGAAGTCCATCAAATACATCCTCAGATGTAGAAGATACTTTAAATATTGGAAGAGACATTTTTTTAGACAATACACCTTTAGTGAATGCAAATGGTGATGCAAATTTTCAAAATGTAGACGTTTTTTTTAGAAACGGAACTGCAGATCAAACACCTTTAGGATCAATAGATTCTTTTGGGGCAGATCGTATAGAAAATACAATTCCTGTTGGAGTTCCAGTTACAAAAAGTACATCAGTTTCAAGATCAATCACAGGTGTTCAAGACTCAGACGGAAACGAACTTATAAAAATGTTGAGAGTAACATTACAGATACCAGCTTTGCAAAATTTTGAATCTGATGGAGATATAACAGGAACTGAAGTAAAAATATCCATAAATATTACAGAAAATGATGGTACTGTTCATAATACTGTTGTTGAAAATTCTATAAGCGGTAAAGCTACAAGTCCATATTTAAAAGATTATGAAATTGATCTAGAGGGCGATAATTTACAATTTCCATTAACTGTAACTGTCATCAGAAATACTGACGATAGCACTAGCTCAAGATTACAAAATACCACTAATTTTCTTTCTATAACAACAATAATTACTGAATCACAAGCTTACGCTGGTTTTGCTTATGTCGGATTAAGGTTTAATGCACAGGAATTTCAAAGCTATCCAAGACGGATGTATAGGGTTAAGGGTACTAAAATTTCTATCCCGCATGATACAGAGATTGATCTTGAAAATGGAAGAGTTATATATCCAGCCGACTATACATTTAACGGAACATTTAAAACAGATAAAGAGTGGTGTTCTGATCCAGCTTGGATTTTATATGACCTGTTGACAACAGACAAAGGTTTTGGTGGTACAGATGGTGTTATCGATGCGGATACTTTAGATGTTTTTAGTTTTTATTCTGCCAGTGCATACAATAGCGAACTGATAACAGATCCAATAACAGCAACAACAGAACCTAGATTTAGCTGCAATGTAATTCTTAATAAGAAAAATGATGCGTTTACTTTAATAAATGATCTCTGCTCAGTAATGAGAGCAATGCCTTTTTATAGTGTAGGGTCATTAACTGTATCTCAAGATCGACCAACTAATACTTCAACTAATACTTCTGATCCTCAATACATATTTACAAATGCCAATGTTAACGAGCAGGGGTTTACATATACAGGGGTGGGACAAAAAACAAAATTTACAGAGGTTGAAGTTTCATATTTTGATAATGATACACAGAGTTTAAACTTTGAATATGTTAGTGCAGATGAAATAACTGCATTGTCAGGTTATACAACAAAATTTGGAAAAATAAGAAAAACTCTTAAATCTTTTGCCTGTACTTCAAGAGGTCAAGCAAATCGGCTTGCCAGATGGTTTTTATATACAAATTTAAAGGAGTCAGAGCTTTGTTCTTTTAAAACAACTCTTGAAGCTGGTGTTATTGTCAGACCTTCAATGATTATTGGTATTGCTGACAGTTTAAGGGCTGGGGTGAGAAGAGGTGGCCGTATAAAATCTGTTACTAATACAACGACTATTGTTGTTGATGATGCCAACAATACTGATTTAACAGCAGAAAATTCTGCAACATTATCTGTAATTATGCCAGATGGTACTACCGAAAGCCGCAGTATATCTTCTGTTTCTGGTACAACTATTACTGTTTCTTCTGCTTTTTCTACAACCCCAAATGCCAATTCAATTTATGCAATAGAAAATTCTACAGTAGCGTTTCAGACCTATAGAGTTTTAGGCATAGAAGAGACTAACCATTGTG